CCTCGCTGGGTACCAGCGTGTACGGAAACAGACGTTTGTGAGTGAGATTCGGATATCCCACTGCGATGTCACGTACATAGTCAGTAGTTTGTGTTGTTGTGTTGCGTGCTGGTCTCAACGTGTGGTAGAGTCACCTTGGGATCTAGACCAATAGCCCCCAAGCATTTATCCACACTCCCCCAACCCGCCGGTTGGGCATCGGGCACCCGCCACTCACACTAATACATTCCATGTATGCGACATATTGGCTTCGCTTCGCCACCATGCTTTCGTCAAGGTTCAGTGTGGAATTCCACTGATTTGCACCCTGCTTTTGGTTTCCCTATGTCTAATGGGTACCACTTGCGTTGTGGTACGTTCGTCGATTGCAGGCGCCACGACTGTCGTGATCTTTCTCGCCCTTACATGACTGCTTCTATCAAAATTGAACCATAGCCTCGCGCCCTATGATTGTGGCCTTTCGTCATGCCTCGATTGCAGGCGCCACCAGGTTTCGGTGATCTTTCTCGCCCTCAAGCAGTCTACTGTGCACTCATGAGTAATTGAGTGCCCATGCGGACTGCTTGGCCAATGAACTTCCAGGTTCCGGCTGCTGTTGTTGCTGTTTGGTATGCCACTTGGCCGGAGGTTGCTTGTTCCTGTGCTGCCTCGTAACTTGTGTACAATGCAAAAGTCTGTCCCGACGTGAGTAGCCCATAGAATACCATTCCTGGGACTATCGCGAGGTTATCAGCTTGCACTGCATAGGTTGACGTGGTCAGTGGAGTGTTTACAGTAGTGCTGGCGACAGTCGACCACGAGGCTGGGCCTGTGGGGAGTGTACTTCCTGTCTGTTGGAATACCAGACGGAATATCGAGCCGCGTCCTAGTCCAGAAATCACCGGTGATGTGGCTGTGAGTCGGATGGTGTCAGCAATTGCATTCACCGCCGTATCATCAACAGCCACGATCTGAGACCCGATTCCTACTGGTACTGGGATGACAGTACTATGAAACACGTATAGCGGATCCTTGAACTCTACTTCATAGTGGAGCATTAGGATTCCTGCGGTTAAAGTGGATGTGCCAAAGGAGTACAGTTGGACTTCACATGAAATAGTGTCGTCCATGTCGCCATCGATCAGGGGGTCAACCAGGCTCCAAGAATCAGACGTCTCGCAGTTGAACACAGTTCGTTCCCACAATGGACACGCTACTGCATTCGCCTGCGAGAGCGCACGCGCGAGGAAGCTTGATGACGACCCGTCGAGAAATGGATTCTTGACGGATCGGTCTGAAACGATGACGAGTTGCCCCTGTGTCGAGGTCGGCACGGAGGGGATATACTCAAGGATAGCTCTCTTAAATCTATATTTTTCAAAAGCGCGTGAGAGACTACCCAACATAGCGCCTGTAAAGTAAGATGGATTAAGTGGGATGCTTGCGGCTGGTTCATAATTCGAAGAATTGAACGAGAGCACGTTCCCAGCATAATCACTGCCAATAATGTGCGCGCCGGTGCCGGTTCGCACCACCCGTGGAGTGGACGAACGGACAGTAAACCCATAGGTCGCTGGCACATCAGATCGCATGGTGGCAGGCATAGCTTTCTTGCTACTTCCTTTCCTACTCGTTTTCGTGCCACGCAGGTTGCTAGTGCTACGTGGTTTGGTCTTTTGCTGTTGCTGCGGTTTGCGTGACATAATGGGATTGAGATACTTGACGAGCACTGCTGCTGTGCTACGTACAAAGCCCTTTCCGAAATTTGCTTCGTAGAATTTCCTATCTGCGTCTAACACGTCCTCTTGAGTCACTGCCGTGGCTAATGAAACGTCGTGGTCGCGACACGTAGAATCGAATTCTCCTGCTGGTTGAAGTGTTGGGTTCGCTACTGAAGACTGGAACTTGCCGTCTGACCAGTAGGGACCACAGAAATTGTTGTGAAATATCTTGACTGACTAATATTGAAATATTTCATGGCCGGCACCTAAAACATATACTCTATCAGTGGTGGTGGACAGTTATCATACTTGTCCAATGTTAAGTCTCGATGCAACAACGTATCTATGGTGGTGAGCAAGCTCATCTTTTTAAACACCTTCTCCAGTTCAATTTGGTAAGCGGGAAGTATCCCAAAAGCGTAGTAGAAACTACAGCGCGAAGCTGCGGTCACTGGACGCTTCTCGTACGCAACCCCCCACATCCGTTCGAGGTGGGACGTATTCTTTTGCAATTGTTTTAAGAATCCGTCCGTGTACTCTACGCCGCTACGGTTGAACAGCTCATAATACTCTGAGAGTACCGGGAGCCCACTTGTTATAGCTAGGCCACATTCCCCCACAGCTTTGTACCACATCTTGAGCACCTTCTCAGTCTGAAGTGGTATTAAGCACATGGGGTCCTTGGTGAAAGAGTTGGTAAGGTTTCGTACCATCATAGGCTCGCATCCATCGCGCAGCACTACTCTGGATTGGCAGAACTCTAACCGCTCCAACTCATACACGGGTTTCTCCACGGTCATCCTATAACCGTATGTCTGGAACCAATTGCCGATGTTGTGCATGTACCGCTCGAGATCACTACTCTCCATGATCACGACGCAGTCATCACCGTTATTCATGAGCTCTACATATATGCCAAGCGCGGACGCATGGGCAAATACTAGTGCACACATGATTATACAGTTCCCTAGTGACGTGTTGAGGTCTCCGGACGACCGAGTTCCATCTATACGAAACTTCACTCTGCCGTCGTCGCAATAAGCGACACCTTTATTCTTCAACTGCCAACGTAGGATCCTGCGCAATTCCTCTGACTTTGGGAAAACCCCGGTATAGACTGAGTGTTCATAGCTTAACGCTGGTATCGACGTATGCATGTCAAACTTCTTCGCATCCAGTCCTACACCGACTGGCCTTTTGAATCTGCCCCACTTTGCTTTTGCCACCGCGCCTGCTTTCATCACGTTCAGCCCTTTAATCACCGTGTGGTCCGTGTACTTTCCAAATGCCTTGTTAATACCTCTGTAGATCTTCTTCTCCAAGAATTTCAGATACTTTCCAAGGGTTAGATTGTAACGCGGGTTACGGGGGTTGATGACTCTGGGTGCCTTGTCCAGGTCTTGTTTCTCATACTTTACGAAGGATGTCAATCTTGCATCCAACTCTCTTATTCCCTCCTTACTCAAAGATTCGTACGCTGCTTCATACACGCGCCGTTTTGAACCCACGTACGCTTCGACAACCTTTCGAAGAGGCACTATGGGGGCATTGGCACATGATTTGACAAGCACGTCTCTAAACTTCTGGAGATGTGGGTTATTTTCGTATGTACGAGGGCGCACACGTAGTGCAGGCTCAAAGCCCTTCTCTGTCTTACATAAGAAGTACCTTTCCTCGAAAGCCCGCCCAACTGTGTTAATGTTGTTGTTGTACACACCAAGGCGATGTGTCGGTCCAAGGTCACGCACGACAACAAACGTACGTGTCCTTGCTCTCTGCCCGTTTGGCATTAGTCGGAGTACCCCACGACACTTAGATAGGTCCCTACCAACCATCTTAGTGTCATGTCCGACCAGCCGCACTGGGCGTCCCTACGCGATCGGCGTAAAGGCTGGTGCCGGAGTCTCGTCCTCCGACATCAGCCAACGCTGCAATCGCGTCATCCTACTCCTGGACGTTTCCACGCGGTAGTGTACGTCCTCTACAAAGTAGCTGGAGATAATAGATGGTAAGTGGGCAACAGAGTCGACCTCTCGTACCTTGTATTTGCGCATCAGTCTAAGCGCCTCGCGCTCAACTATGAGGAGATTCCCGGGGACACTGCGACTTAGTTGCCCAAGCCGGGATCTCAACTCAACTACGACTGACCCTGCAAACCGCGGATAAAACCTCACTTCTCTCAACCCGCGCCTTGGTGCAGTTGTGGGCACTACTGCAGGCGACATGGGGACAATGCTCGTTGGCTCAGCTAGCTCATCTTCGTCCCCTACAGGTAAGGGAGTGTAGATGGCATGTGCGAGCGCAATCACTAGCATGTCCCGGGCATCAGCGGGTGGCGGTGTGTGTGCAACCGGCACAAGTGCGCGGTCCATCAGCTCTGCTTCATCTACATCCGGAAGCGGAGTGTACATCGCATGTGCCAGCTCTAAAACTGACAACTGACTGCGTATGTTTGGTGGTGGTGCTACAGCCACTGGCATGATTGCCGGGGGGTATGATGTGGTTCTACCTTCGATTAACGCGCCACCGGATGGAGGTGGTTGTGGTACGGTAGTGGTGACGGGCGCATCTGGCGCTGGGTCCTGGTACAACACGTGGCCGTCTACTGCCATGTCCAACATCACTGACTCTATGATGGACGTGGCTCCATGGTAATCGAAAGATTCCATGAGCGCAGTAGAAACGGCTTTGTGCTGCCGTCGTCGCAGCTGCACCTCAATCTGAGTATCAGGATTGGTGCAACACAGGACATTTATGAGCGGATTCTGGAACCAGAAATCCGCGAAACTTGCTTTCGCACGCTTCCAAAAGGACGGCGTGACACTGGCGTTGGGGTGACTAGTCCCTGTCAACGGAAGAAACGGTGTGGTGCGCGACAAGTCGCGCACGGTATCGTTATTATCTGTGTTTGTGGCCATGGTGTGTGAAGGGTAAGGGAAGTTTCTCAAGTCGTTCCTGCAAGAGACAGGGGTGAGGTAACCTCACCATGCCACGCGCCCCGCCATGCTCACCTCGTTAGGGTTCGCTTACGCGCGCAGCTGTGACTGGCTATTCCAATCTCCATGGATATCGGCACATGACTTCATGTCTACCAACATCCCCGATCCCGCTTTCCGCAACGAGTCACGAAAGGGTGATGGTGTCGTTGTATGTGGCGTTTGCAAGGTGCTAAACTTACCGACGCTCAGGTTGCCACACACACTTCTACCACCGCCCACGGGGGACATCCTATTTCTTCAGGCGTTTGCAAGGTGCTAAACTTACCGACGCTCGTGTTGCCTGAAGGTGGTCTGACTGCCACCGTAGATCATCCGGCTTACAACCAAATAGTTTCCTACATCACCATCACACCACCAGAGATGGTGAAAGGAAATAACGTAAAACACTAATTGTGG